ATTCCGATGGATTACTGGAGTTCCGATGCAATGAATTGGATACTTGTACGTTGGGGGCAAAAACAATCTGTCGATTATCATACTCTCTTTTCACGCTATGATGATTATGTAGAAGAAACATTGTCAAATTCCGAAAAAATTCGATTAAAAAATCAAAACAAACGTTTTCATCACAATTTAAAAAAACTGCTCTCCTACGCTTTAAAAGCGTAAGAGGCAGTCATTCAAAAGAGCCTCGCAACCCTTTTTTACATCTCTGTAAGTCGTATCAAAGTCACCTGTATACCACGGATCTGCAATGTCTTTTCCTTTTTCCTCTGTAAAATCAAGCAGCTTCGATACTTTCCCTTCAGGATCTGAATTACCTATAATTCTGTTTATATTTCTAATATTCCATGAATCCATACCAATAATATAATCATATTCATCATATTCATGTTTCTGCATTTGACGCGCTTTATGATTTCCGCAATAAATTCCGACTTCTTCTAACTTATGACGCGTTCCGTAGTGAACCGGATTACCGATCTCCTCGCGACTTGTAGCCGCAGAGTCAATGAAAAAAGTATCCGATAAACCAGATTTATTAACTAATGCCTTCATTACATATTCTGCCATAGTAGAACGACAGATATTGCCGTGGCAAATAAAAAGTATCTTAATCATTGTATTTTTCCTCCTGAAATGTCTCGTTTTGCCCAGTTTTGCGGACTTTTTTAAGATTTTCCGGATTACACACTTCTGTGCAGTTTTCTGGAAAACACGCAAAATGTGGCAATCTACAGCCTAGTGTAGTAGTCGATAGTAGTCAATTGGTAGTCAGTTAAGGGGGTGCAGACTACTCGGATTTTTGAACCTTTTAACGATTGTAAGGGTTAGGGGGTGCATTTTCAAAGGTAATCACTACAAGGTTCGTTCCAGCATATCATGACTTGATCATTTATTGCAAATTTGAACAGCTATATGACTCATTTAAAGGCCAGCACTCCGTAGAACTGAAAGTTGCATCGCTGTTTATTCCATCATTTTGTTATCTACAATGTATTTCAAATTGCATCAATTTAACATCTCGTATAAATCATGTCTGCATTATTGAAATCTCCCACAACAATGGCCTGATAATTTTTCAGTGATTTAGCAAACTCACCCTCGATAAGATATTTTTCAATCGCATGAGCTACCTCGTCTCTTAACGCATCACCTTCCGTGAATGACTTCCATATAAAAGGCGTATAGATGAACCTTCTTATAATCTTAGGTACTGTCCTGTCGTCATTCTCGTCAAACAGGTTCCTACCTTCGCTATATGCATCCATACCCGCTATCTCAAGTTTATGAAACTTTGTGTACTTATCTTCCTGCAATTTGAAATAGATAATCTTACAGCCAATATCGTCATCATACTTCATAAGGCTTGTTATCCATTCGCTAAATTTCTTATATTCTAATCCATCCGTATCCTTAGCCTTTGACGCTACAGCTCGTTTCTTCAAACTTGTACGCATATCATTATTAATGTATAAATATCCTAACAAAAGATAATATGCACAGTAAGTCTGGTTACGGATTTCGTTTATCTCAGCCCAAGTATAAATGTTATCCTTGTGCAAATATCCATTTCTGGTATGCATGCAATACTTCTCTAAGAAATCCATGATTTTAGTCTGAATACTGTCATAGTTAGAAAAGAACTTATTTCTTGGCTCTTTCATATAGGCATTAAGCGCACCCAAAGTCAAATTATAAGTATTTTTGTAATTGGCGTCAAACGGATACTTTCTCTTATTACCATTAGCGTCTGTGTACCTTTTATGCTCGACAAAAATTTTCCAACCTCTGTTTGCATGAGCAACAATTAATGCATAGATAAACTGCTCTACTGACTTAAGGTAGCCAGCTACAATGGCAGTCTGATCCAAGCCTCTATCTGTTTGCTTCTGTAAATTGTAATACCATTCAGAGCTCAAAAAACTCTTAGCGAAATCTTCATACCCTACCAATACATCAATATTAGTGCCAGCAACCTTTTTTATTGCATTTAGTTCAGTATCAGTAAAAGTATTATTTAAAGCAGCTAAGTATTCTTCCTTAACAAATTCAGCCTTTATTGTCTCTCTGCAACCATCAAGCGCCTCATCTGTTGGAACGATTGCTGTATTTATACCCACAATCTCCTCTGCGGCATCGCTGTAAATCTGAGCTATCTTCTTAAACGATTCAAATTCATCCACACCTAATTCTTCTAAAAAGTCTTCTAACAAAATGTTATTTACATATCTATAGCAGCCACTCTCCATAAACTTTTTGCTTCTAGGTTCGCAAAATCTTACCGTCCCATTAGTCTTATTCTGAAGAACAATATAAACCACTTTATCTATACCATCTGTTAGCCTTCTCGGCATTTACAAACCAGTTCTCTCTATCTGTTACGATATATCCCATACACTGAGAATTCCTAGATATGCAAAAATCTACAACGTTTGATTTGTTCTCATCTATTTCGATAGAATTTTCTTCTAATATATGTATCAATAAATCTGTTACAACATTTGTAACAGCCTTACTTGTAAAGCCTTCCACGCTCTTTAAAATTCTTAGGTTTTGATTAGCAACGCGGAACATTGGCTCCATGCCATAAACTTTATATCCTTCGGATATTTTATTTGTCACATCCACCAATGCTTCTTTCAAAGCATTTTCAGCGAACTCATACAGATACTCTTTTCCCATAACGTACCTCCTTAAAAAGCAGACGGCCTAGGCCGCCTTTGGCAAATTACTCTTAACAACAACTTTTGTGTCGCCATGAGTAATTTCCATCTCGCCATTGTTCTGACACACATAACAAACTGTGCCGGTTATAAGTAAGGAAATAATAATCTTAGTTATATCCCCGCCATCTAATTTGCAAAGCAAAGTGGCCAAGTTTCTCTGAAGTGTTTTGTTAGTCGTGATGTTTGTGATGTTGTTCATAGCATTCCCTCCTAATGGATACTTGATTAACAGGAACATTACAGGATAACACATAATTTTCATTTGTCAACTATTTTTTCAAAACCCCTGAAAAATCTATTTTCATTCATTTCCAATTATAATCCTGATCTCTTATCCCATCAACGAAAAAATCCCAGGCAAGCCACTCTTGACTTCACCTGGGAATCCTTCTATTTCTCTATACTACTTTGAACATATTCTGTTTCATCGGCTTCTCGCCATCTGTCTTATCCACTTCTTTTCTCGCCTGCTCCAGTTCCTCCATGCGGATCATCTCGTTCTTGGCATCGTCGAGGCCAAGATGCGTATAGGTATTCATCGTCACCCCAATGTCGGAATGACCCATCAGATACTGCAGTGTCTTTGGATTCATTCCGGCTTTCGCCTGGTTGCTACAGTAGGTGTGCCTGCAAATATGCGGCGTAATCTTCGGAAGCTGCACCCTAAAAATGCTGTTGTATCGGTTCACCGCATTCTTAAGCCGATGTTCCCAATGAAGTGCTACTTCCGGCATTCCATTCTTATCTCTGAAAAGGAATCCCACATAACCATCCACCATAATCTCCGGAAGATCCGTTGGTCTGTCTTCCACAATTGCCTGAAACATTCGGAACACGTCCTCCGTCATTGGGAGCTTTCTTGTACCGGCATTTGTTTTTGTAGATTCGATATGGTACTCCATGCTGCCAATTCTCTGAAGCTGATGATCGATGTTGATGATGCGGTTCTTTAGATCAATATCCTTAATGGTAAATCCGCAAAATTCCGAAATTCGAAGACCTGTATGAAATAAAATGTAAAACACCTCGTAATACTTGCAGTACACATTATCGTCATGAACGAACTTAAGGAACTTTCTCATCTGATCCTTTGTGATTGCCTCTCTGGTGTGCTCCGTATTTACCACCACACCGGCAAGTTGGAATGCGAAAGGATTTTTAACGATAATATCATCATCCATCGCCATCTGGAATGCAGGTCTAAGAACACCACGTACCGTTTTGATAGTGCTAGAGCCTTTTCCATCCTGCTGCAGTTTAATAAGAAATAATTTTGCATCCGATGTCTTTACTTCCGAAATTTTCTTGCTCCCCAAATCCTCTTTTTCCATCAGATTCTTTACGAATTTGTAATTGATAAGGGTATTCGGCTTCACACCAGTTCTCGTCTGCAGATAACGGTCAATCAGTTCATTGACCGTCATCTTTTTTCCCATTGGATCCAGTTTGGAATCCAAATCCTGCTGTACCATCTTCTCCAATTCTCTAAGCGAAAGGCACGGCTGCTTTCCTACCGGCTGCGGATCTGTCGGAACAAGTCTCCAACTGTAAATGAACTTCGGTTTCCCGTCCACCATGTATTTGTACTGGTATTTTCCATTCGCCCTGATGGATTCTCCGGTGTGTAAAATCCTATGCTTCGAGTCTCTTCTTTGTCCTTGGCTTGCCATTTGCTAACCCCTCCTTTACTCCCGGTTTCTTCAGGTATTTGATAAACTCGTCTTTAATAATTAACTTGCGAGTTCCGTACATTGCCATAAAAGGCAGGTTCTTCTCCTCCGCCAGCCGGAACAACTTTCTTCTGCTAAGTCCAAAATATTCTGCCGTTTCGATGACGGTAAGAAAATCCTTATCTTCTAATGATGGTTTGCTCATCGTTTTTTCCTCCTTCTTCGTTTTGGTAGTAACATATATCACTCTAAAACGCATAAATAGCAACTACTTTCGGCAGAATAAATGCATTTATATCATAGGATTATTCTGCAGAAATTCCTCAAACTTTGAACGTATGATCAGATATCGATTTCCACTGTACACAGCAAATGCTCCCAGATTATCTTCTGCCAATCGGCGCATCTTTTTCACCCCGATATTAAAATAGGCTCCTGCTTCGTTAATCGATAACATGTATTTTTCATTTAATGCCAGCATCTCCATTTCCTACACCTCCACGTATTTTTAGGTAGTCGTATATTCCCGTAAAGTCAGAGAAATTGCAACTACTTTCTGCCATAAATTTCTTATTCTTTTGCCAGAGTTCCAAACCTGCCCATTACATAACAGGCATGGCTGCAATACTTCCTTTTTGCATTTCCATACACCGAAAAAGACTTGCCACAGGCTGGACAGCTATACTCATAAACCGCCTTTCGCTTCACCTGATCCAGATGGGAATTCCACCACTGATTTCTGCATTTATCAGAACAGAATCGTTTATGCTTCTTTCCTTTTTTCTGTTCAATGCTTTTGCCGCAGTTCTCGCAAGCCGACTCTGATAAACACTGTTCTAAGGCTTCATTGCTCAGACCATTTCTTCTGCAATAAGATTTCACACTATTTGCGGACAAATCCATTTCCTTTGCAATCTGCTTATAACCCATTCCTGCCTTGCGGTATACAGCTATCCGAAGCTTTTGTTCATTCGTCATAAAGAAAACACCTCCTACCAGGTAGCCTCGGCAAAAGGTGTAAAAGGACGCTTTTAATCTTTTTTGTAAAAAT